ATATGCTTATAGATTTACAGGTGCGGCTAGTGTTACTGCTATTGGGTTTGGGCAAAGAATAGAAGCGGCTAATAGTATTGATTTGGCAGGATCTACAGCGACACTTGGTGTTGATTTGGCTAATAGTGTATTGACTAGTGTAACTTGGACTGCTTATTATGCTAATACTAGTGATACATTTGGTACATTGGCGAGTCCTACACGAACACAAATATCTACGGGTACATTTACTGTAACTAGTACATTGAGTAGATATAGCACACAAATATTTATTCCATCAGCTGCTACTACAGGCATTGAAATTGTATTTAGTGTTGGTGCTCAAACTTCAGGTACTTGGACAATAGATAATGTTCAATTAGAAGCAGGTCCATTAGCAACACCATTTGAACGACGATTGGTTGGTTTGGAACTATTATTATGTCAAAGATATTTTGTATCTATAAATGGATCTACAGGGCCAGGTAGTGAATTTGGTACTACAGCCGCATACATAAAATTGCCATTATCTACTTGGATGAGGGCAGATAATCAAACAGTTACATTATCGACAGGAAATTCAATTTCAATTAATTTGTTTGGTGTTGGAACTTCAACTACTTCTACTTCTAATGTTACAATTACTGCAAATAGGGCCGGTATAATTTTTAATATTAATACACTATCACCATCCCAGGGAGCTACTGGTACACCTGCAGAAATTATAGGAACTGTTTCTGTTTCATCCGAATTATAAAAATATATGGCAACCAAACCTTTTTTATCACAAATCGCAGTGCCTGTTGGAACCACAACAGGCGATGTTTATTATCCACAAACCAGCTTATTGATGCATTTTAATGGTACAAATGGTAGTACCACTATGACAGATAATAGCAAAAATAACTTTGCAGTAACTGCTGTTGGTAATGCGCAACTAAGTACTGCACAAAGTAAATTTGGTGGTAGTAGTTTATATCTTGACGGTACAGGAGATAGATTGACTATAGCGTCTCCCACAACAGATTTGTCATTTGGTACTGACGATTTTACCATAGAAACTTGGGTATATAAAACTGTTGCATCCACCGCAGCAGTATTGGATGCTAGAGCAACAGCCGATGCAATTCCTTGGATAGCGATAATAAATAGCAGCAATTTTCCTTATTTTTATGATGGCACACAATATGTTTCAACTGTACCAATTACATTAAATTCTTGGGTTCATTTGGCGTGGGTAAGAACATCAGGAGTCTTAAAAATATTTGTTAATGGTATACAGGGTTATTCTGCGGCATATACTGTTAATTTAAACAGAACTGCGGGACTTATAATAGGTGATACTTTATCTGGAAATGCTTATGCTGGTTATATAGATGAAGTAAGAATTACAAAAGGTATAGCTAGGTATACCGGTAATTTTACGCCATCTACCACGCAATTTTTAGATAGTGCAGGTGATGCAAATAGTAATGTTGTAGTAAATAGTACTGCAACAGGATTTGCAATAGGAACAGGTGGTATAAATGGCGCACAATTAGCAAAAGCTTGGGTCAACTTTAATGGAATAGGTACTGTATATATAAGAGATAGTTATAGTGTAAGCAGCATAACAGATTTAGGAACTGGTACTTATGATGTAAATTTTTCTTCAACTTTTTCTACAATTCCCACTGTAGTAGCATCTACAAGTAATACAACAGTAAATACTAATTATGGTGTAAATGTAAATTCACATACAACTTCTAAAGTACAGATATTTTGCACAGAAAACGGAGTCACTACAGATAAAGGAGTAGTTTCTGTAATTGTATTTAGAAATTGAAATTAACTATATATAACTGTATGAATGAAAAACGAATAATATACCCAACGGAAAATGGTGGAGTTGCTATAATAATACCATCAATAAATGCAAAAAATGCAGATGAAACTTATGACGACTTTATCACAAGAATTGCTGCAAAAGATGTACCAGCAGGAACATCATATAAAATTGTGCCAGTAGACGATATACCAACAGATAGAACCTTCAGAAACGCCTGGGAATATCCAACAGATACACTATAATATCATATGATAACAATAAATCTTGATAAAGCCAAAGAAATACAAAAAAATAGATGGAGAACCGCAAGAAAATCTATACTAGAAAAATTAGATACAGAATTTATGCGTGCTGTTGAAACAGGAGACACAACCAAACAACAACAAATCGCAGCACAAAAACAAACACTACGAGATGTTACAACCACCGATTTATCCACTATAACCAATACACAAGAACTTAAAAATGTTTGGCCGGATATATTAAGTCAATGATATTTAATATAGATGGCACTCAATCAATTAAAATTTGATCAGCTAGAAACTGGATCAGTTTATCCAATTACCGCTTCATACGCACTTAATTCAAGTGGCGGTGGTGGTGGAACAACTTTAACTACAGGTAGTACATACCCAATTACAGCAAGTTGGTCAAATAATGCAACAACAGCTAGTTTTGCATCTAATTCTACTAGTGCAAGTTATAGTAATACCGCATCTGTTGCTTTAAATTCGTTGACGGCTAGTTATTTAAATTCAATATCACAAAGCTTAATACCGTCCACAGGATCCATTTATAGTCTAGGTTCACCCACCAATAAATGGAAAGATTTATATGTAAGTACAGGTAGTATTTACATCGGCGAAACAGTTTTAAGTACATCCGGTTCAACATTATTCGCAAATTCAAGCCCAATTGTAACATTAAATACCGCATCCGGTCAAATTGAAGTTGCTGGTTTAACTGCTAGTTTAAGTGCAAGTTTCGCATCAAATGCCATTTTGTTAAACAATACCGCATCAACTGTATTTGCTACTACAGGCAGTAATACTTTTAGTGGAAGTCAAATTGTTCAAGGAAATATTACTGTAAATGGTAGTTTGTTTGGAACCGCATCTGTTGCTTTAGTTGCTTTAACATCCAGTTACAATTTAAATAGTGTTAGTAGTTCATATTCTTTGACAGCTTCATACGCAATGAATGGTGGTTCTGGTGGTGGAGGAACAACATTAACAACTGGCAGTACTTATCCAATAACAGCAAGTTGGTCAATTAATGCATTATCCGCTTCATATGCACCTGGCGGTGGAGGAACAACATTAACAACTGGCAGTAGTTATCCAATAACATCAAGTTGGGCTATTAATGTAGTGTCTGCTTCGTATGCATTAATCGCTGAAAGTGCAACAACTGCTAATTCGTCAACCAGTGCAAGTTATGCTTTAACTGCTTCATTTGCATTAAACAGCATTGCTGGTGCATCAGGCAGTGAAGGTGGTGGGTTATTTGTTGTAACAAGTGATGGTTTTAATTATAACATTGCTGGTTATTCTGGTACCTTTCCAACTATCACATTGGTAAGAGGACAGTTGTATTATTTTAATATAAGTGGTGTATCTGCGTCACATCCATTTGCTTTAAGATTATCAAGTGGTAATACAAGTGCAGTACCAGGTACAACAAATAATGATCCTGTAAGTGGTAATGCAAACACAAGTACTTTAATAATTTATAGGGTACCAAATGATGCGCCTAATAGTATAGTTTATCAATGCACTGTACATTCAAGTATGATTGGAACTATAAATATAGTCAATCAATATGGAACTACACTAACAACAGGTAGTACTTATCCAATTACCAGTAGTTGGAGCAATAATGCAACAACTGCTACATCAGCGACATCCGCAACATCAGCGAATAGTGCAACAAGTGCGTCATATTCGTTAAGTTCAAGTTTTGCAACTACCGCAACTAGTGCGACAACTGCTACATCAGCGACATCTGCAAATAGTGCCAATACAGCGAATAGTGCGACAAGTGCGTCATATTCATTGAGTTCAAGTTACGCATCTGCTGCAGGTACAGCTACTAGTGCAACATCTGCAACATCAGCGACATCTGCAAATAGTGCAACAAGTGCGTCATATTCATTAACATCCAGTTATAATTTAAATAGTATTAGTTCAAGTTTTGCATCAACTGCAAGTTACAATTTAAATAGTATTAGTAGTTCATATGCATTAACTGCTTCATACGCAATGAATGGTGGTTCTGGTGGTGGAACTACATTAACAACAGGTAGTAGTTATCCAATTACCAGTAGTTGGAGCAATAATGCTTTAACTGCTTCATATGCAATAAACGCAGTATCAATTATTACCGCTTCATTACAAACAGGTAGTATTGCTAGTCAAACAATTCTTTATAATGTTACTACATCACAAGATAATATCATTTCTGGATTAAATCTAACAGGAAATAAATGGGGAGTTAGTGTTATAGAAGAATGGAACAGTGGTTCTATTGTAGGAGACGAATATTATAACAGTTGTAGTTTATTATTACATTTTAGTGGCAGTAACGGCAGTACAACTTTTATAGATAATAGCCCCACACCAAAAACAGCAACACCGGCTGGTAATGCTCAAATTAGTACCGTACAAAGTAAATTTGGTGGTGCTAGTCTTTATTTAGACGGTACTGGCGATTATTTGACATTTCCTACGAATTCATCATTTGCATATGGGACTGGTGATTTTACTATAGAATGTTGGGTTTATTTTGCTGCGGGATCGTCGTATAGACAGATATTTTCTAATCGGCCAACGCCTGGTTCAGTTAGTTCTCAGGGATCTTTGGCAATTAATCCAAGTAATGGTCTAACTTGGTATACAAATACATTTATAATAGATTATACTACTAGTATAGGAACAAATCAATGGGTGCATGTAGCAATTTGTAGAAATGGTTCATCTCTTAAAGTTTTTGCAAACGGAGTACAGGTGGGATCAACAACCAATTCAGACAATCTAACAAGTACTTCATTCACTATAGGTGCTAACGGAAATGGAAGTGAAGCATTTAATGGATACATCGATGAATTTAGAATTACAAAAGGTGTGGCGAGATATACTGGCAGTTTTGTAACACAATCCGCTGAATTTCCAGATAATATCAATGTAACGCAATATGAAACCAAGTATATTGGATTGATAGGTGGTTTGAATGATAGTACGGTTGATTATGGTGTTGAAAAGTTAAGTGATAGTTCTTTAAAGATACGAAAGATGACTGCAAGTGGACAACCACTAAGTGGATCGGGACAATTGAGTGCTTCTGTAGACAGAGTGTATGTAAATGTATTAAATTATGATAATGTAAGTGTATTACCTACAGCTAGTTATGCTTTGACGGCTTCATACGCAATGAATGGTGGTAGTGGAGGAAGTGGTGGTGCAGTTCAAACAGGTAGCATTGCTGGTCAAACAATATTATATAATGTTACTACATCACAAGATAATGTTATAACAGGTTTAAATTTGTCAAGCAATAAATGGGGAGTTAGTGTTATAGAAGAATGGAATAATGTTTCTGGTGACATTTATTATCCAAGTTGTAGCTTACTTTTACATTTTAGTGGCAGTAATGGAAGCACCACATTCACCGATAATAGCCCATCGCCAAAAACAGTTACTGCTACAAATGGCGCTGCAATTAGTACTGCGCAAAGTAAATTTGGTGGGGCAAGTGTATTTCTTGACGGTACAAATGATTATTTATCTACAAATTCAACATCGGCATTTACATTTGGCACCGGTGATTTTACTATTGAACTATGGATATATCAAACAGTATCATCTGTTGGTGCATATAAAGTGTTGGTAGGCGATAATGTTTATGGATCGGTTGGTGGGTGGCAATTATATAGTTATAATAATCAATTAAATTTATGGAAAGGTGGAACAGAATTGATTGCACCTTCAGGAACATTAACATTAAATAGTTGGAATCATGTAGTATGGACTAGAGCATCAGGAAATAATAGAATTTTTATTAATGGGACGCAAGTTGGTACAACTGTAAGTGACAGTACAAATTATATATTAACCGCAATTTATATTGGGGCAGCCAAAGATGGATATGGTTATTATGCTGGTTATATAGATGAACTTCGTATAACTAAAGGTGTTGCAAGATACACTGCTAGTTTTGCAACACAATCAATTGAATTTCCAAATCAACTTCCTCAATATGAAACGAAATATGTTGGATTGGTTGGTGGTATAAATGATAGTACTGTAGATTACGGAATTGAAAAACTTAGTGACAGTTCATTGAAAATTAGAAAGATGACTGCTACTGGTCAACCACTAAGTGGTTCTGGTAGTACATTAAGTGCTAGTGTAGACAGAGTGTATGTAAATGTTCTTGATTATACGAATGTAATGGTGACTAGTAGTTATGCATTAACAGCTAGTTATGTATTGGGAGGAATTCAAACAGGTAGTATTTCTAATCAAACAATATTATATAATGTAACTACCAGTCAAGAAAATACAATCACAGGCTTAGACTTATCAGGAAATAAATGGGATGTCAGTGTCATAGAAGAATGGAATAGTGGTTCTGTTCCTGGTGATTTATACTATAATAGTTGTAGTTTATTAATGCATTTTAGTGGCAGTAACGGTAGTACAACTTTTATAGATAATAGTCCAAATAATCTTACGGTTACATCAAATAATGGCACTGCCATAAGTACTGTGCAAAGTAAATTTGGTGGTGCTAGTGCATTTTTTGACGGTACAAATGATTATCTTTCCACGCCAAATACTGTATCTAATTTCGGCACTGACGATTTTACTATTGAATGTTGGTTCTATAGAGTATCAACGAATTCAATTTTAATTTCAAATGCTACAGGTGCAGATAACAATTATTTTGCTATCAATGCAGATGCCTCAAATGCTGTAATTCAGATACGAGATAATTCTAGCCAGGCATTTGCCTATGGTCCAGCGACTACATTAAATGTATGGAATCATATAGCAGTAACAAGAAATGCCGGAACAGTTAGAGTATTTGTTAATGGTGTTAGTGGCACACCTGTATCTATTACAAAATCCTTTACATCAAGATCAACAATCATTGGGGGATTTTTATATACTGGATTTGAAGGTTATTTTTATGGTTATATAGATGAACTTCGTATAACCAAAGGTATAGCTAGATATACATCAAGTTTTGCAACACAGTCTATAGAATTTTCAAATCAAGTACCACAATATGAAACAAAATACATTGGTTTGGTTGGCGGATTGAATGATACTAATGTTGATTATGGTGTTGAAAAACTTAGTGACAGTTCACTAAAAATTAGAAAAATGTCTGTAAGTGGTACACCTATTAGTGGGTCGCCTTTTCTTAGTGCTTCTGTAGACAGAGTGTATGTAAATGTATTAAATTATAAAGAAGTACAAACTACTGCGCAATCTGCTAGTTATGCTGTATCATCTAGTTATGTTATAAATGCTCCTTCTGGAGAATCATTTCATCCATTTTTGTTGGGGTAAATCAAAATTTAAAAATATATATAGAATATGGCAACATCATATAAAATTTTAGGACAATCAAATCCTGCTTTAACATCCAGTACCGATTTATATACAGTACCTGCTGCAACATCCGCAGTATGTTCAACACTAAATATAGCCAATTTAGCCGCAACAAATGGTACATTCAGAATCGCAGTGTTATCATCAGGTTCATCACTACAAGCTAAAAGTTATTTGGCATATGATACTGTTGTACCTGCAAACGATAGTATCGCATTAACAATCGGTATGACGCTTGGACAATATGATAAAGTTCAAGTTTACGCATCATCCATTAGCCAATCATTTAACCTATTCGGCACAGAAATAAGTTAATATGAATATTAAAACATTAAGCACATCCAGATATAATTCAACAAATACTGCGATATCAGCTGTTGTTGAATATTTAGTCGTTGCTGGTGGGGGCGGCGGCGGTGGCGGATCAATTACAGCAGCTTATACCGGCGGTGGCGGTGGCGGTGCCGGTGGTATGCTTACAGGTAGTGGTTTAACATTATCTTTGAATACACCGTATACTGTTACAGTTGGTGCTGGAGGTAATGCCGGTGGAACGAATGCTTCCGGATTAAATGGTAGCAATTCAGTGTTTCATACTAATACCGCTATAGGCGGTGGTGGGGGTGCTATAGGCGGTGGTGGTGTGATAGGGTCAAGTGGTGGATCAGGTGGTGGTTCAGGATATCGTACTACAAGTGCCGGCGCCGGCACTGCAGATCAAGGTAATAGCGGTAGTAGTGCTAATTGTAGTGGTTGTGAAAATGGATCGGGCGGTGGCGGTGGAGCCGGTGCAGTTGGCGGAGCCGGTGGAGTAGGTACCTACCAAGGTGGAAATGGTGGCATAGGATTACAATCCAGTATTACTGGGTCCGCAACATACTATGCGGGTGGCGGCGCTGCAGGCGGTTTAGGAGTCGGAGCAACTGTTGCTATTGGAGGTACCGGCGGCTTAGGCGGCGGTGGTGACGGCGGTGGAAAAAATAGTGTTTATACCGCACCGAGCGGCAATGCTACTGCTGGCGTAACTAATACAGGTGGTGGTGGTGGTGGTGGGGCAAGAAATGAGAGCCCCAATACACCAGCAGCAGCTGCGTCGGGTGGATCAGGAATAGTTATTATAAAAATATCAAATTTAAGAACTGCATCATTTAGTGTTGGTTTAACAAGTTTATTGTCAACATCCGTATCAGGATATAAAATATATACCATAACAGCAGGCACAGGAACAGTAACATTTAGTTAATAAAAAGGAAATAATATGGCACATTACGCATTTTTAAATGAAAACTATATAGTTACCGAAGTTATTGTTGGTAAAGACGAAAGTAATTTTGACTGGGAAAGATATTATGGGGATATTCGTGGACAATTATGTAAACGCACTAGTTATAATACAATAGGTGGCGTACATAAAAATGGAGGAACTTCTTTTCGTAAAAATTACGCTGGTTTAGGATTTACTTACGATCCAATTAGAGACGCATTTATAGCACCCAAACCATATCCGAGTTGGATATTAAACGAAGAAACTTGTATATGGGAAGCTCCTGTTCCATATCCAAATGACAATCAATTGTATAGTTGGGATGAAACTACAAAATCGTGGTTACTATCAACAAATTAATACTATTTATTATATATGATAAAATTGAAGTCCATTGTTAAAGAAATCTTTGACGCAAATTTATTGGAAAATAATGTTGAAATAACAATATATTGCGACATGGACGGAGTACTATGTGACTTTGAAAAACAATTTGAAAAATTAACAAGTACACCACCAAAAGAATTTGAAGCATCCAATGGAACAAAAGAATTTTGGAATGTAATTTTACAAGAAGGCGAAAAATTCTGGTCAACAATGGATACAATGCCAGAATTTGATTATTTTAAAACAGAATTAACCACTATTGCAACAGATGGTAGATTCAAATTGAAGTTTTTAACCAGTACAAGTGCTGGACAAATATTGAAAAATTATCCCCGTCAAGAAGCTGTAGATTATATTAAAAATATAGAATCAGGTAAAAGAGCCTGGTTAAGAACACATTGGTCTGGACCAATTTCTATAATATTCAGCGATTCTGGCAAAAGTAAAGCCAAACACGCAACTGCAAATAGTATCTTAATAGACGATTTATCGCCAAATATAGAATCATTTATTGCTTCTGGCGGTAATGGTATCATTTTCACAGACGCACATCAAGCCATAGATGAACTAAAGGCTAAAATAAAAATATGAAGGTTAGAATTTACAACGATATATTAAATCCAGCTATCTGGGATAATAATAAACTTAACCCAGAAATTAAAGAAAAGCTACTGCAAATAGGCAAAGATTTCTATGCGGATACAGAAACTGATGCGCCTTTAAAGGATGTATTGTTTGTAGGTAGTTTAGCAAATTATAATTGGTCAGATACAAGTGACTTTGATGTGCATGTAGTAATAGATTTCAAAGAGGTTGATGAAAATGTAGAGCTTGTTGAAAAATTAGTAAATGCTCTTAAATCAAAATGGAACGATGAACATGATATTCATCTCAAAGGACACAATGTTGAAGTTTATATTCAAGATGTAAACAAAGAAAATAGATCTACCGGAGTATATTCCTTAATGCAAGATAAATGGTTAAGTGAACCGCAAAAAGAAAATATTGAAATTGATAAAGAAAAAATTCAAGAAAAATATAATGATTTTGTCAGAAAAATTAATTCTGCGCTTAAAGCGCAAGATATTGATAAGCTTAAATCAATAATCAAAGATGTTTATGATATGCGCCAAGCAGGTTTAGATAAATCAGGAGAATTAAGCACAGAAAATTTAGTATTTAAGATTTTGCGCAACAGGAATTATATAGAAAAACTAAAACAGGAAATTATAAACCTGTACGATAAAAAACAAAGTTTAAACAATTAAAAGCGCATCAAGCGCTATGCATAAGCAAATTATACAAATAGTTGAAAATTTGTCAACATATTTTAATTTATTATTATATTTATAACTAAAGGAATAAACAATTATGGCAGACCTACTAAATAGCAATGAGATCTTCTTTACAACATTTGAACCCAAAGTTAAAAATAGGTTCATTTTGTACTGTGACGGTATCCCAAGTTTCTTAATTAAGAAATGCAAGAGACCATCCCCAAAAAGCGAAAAGAAGACTCTTGACCACATCAATGTCCAACGATACTATAAAGGTAAGACTACTTGGGATGATATAACAATTGAACTATATGATCCAATCGTACCATCTGGTGCGCAAGCAGTTATGGAGTGGATTCGCCTTGGACACGAATCTGTTACTGGGCGTGATGGTTATAGTGATTTTTATAAGAAAGATTTAACCATCAATGTTCTTGGACCTGTGGGTGATAAAGTAGAAGAATGGACACTCAAAGGTGCATTTATCACTAGTGCAGATTTTGGTGAATTGGATTGGTCAGACAGTGGTGAAGCTATGACAATTAACTTAACTTTGAGCGTAGATTATTGTATTTTACAATATTAATTTATCAAAAACATTCCTTTTAAATCCCAGTTCCAAAAGAATTGGGATTTTTTATTTTATATTAGAATATTTATTGTATATGAAGAAACATGTAGCATTTGCATTTGGTAGATTTAATCCTCCTACAATTGGACACAA